TTCCTGAACCGCCCAGGGGGCAGTGAGACGCATCTCGTCAAAGAAGTCACTACCCGATTCGGAATAAACAGGAGGCGACACAACAGGAGTAGGTGGGTCAATCTGTTCATATTCTTGGATAGCATCGTCAATGGTGTTCTTAATTCTTGCTTTAATCGTCTTCCCCTCAATCCACACCAACAACCCAAGAAGGAGAAAGGCCGCCCAATCAGGCAGCCTCAGCTTCAGACCACGGTAGAGATACCGGAACTCATTTAATTTTAATGGATCACTTCCCATAGGTTAGGCATCTCCTTATTGAGGATTTGATAGATCTGCTCAGCAATCTGTCGGTGTTCAAGCTGAGTCCCTTCCTCTCGCCTTACGGAAAGGTAGTGGATCCAGCTCCTGATTGTTCCCGACATGTAGAGCCGGGTAGGACTGTTCATCGGAAGAATCTTCCTTGCTGACTCCTTAGCAATACCCGAAGACAGCATTTCCTGGTAGAGATGCTCCAGGTCTTCAAAGACAGAACTGATCCGTCGATAGAACGCCTGAGTCTCCTCTCGGGTCAAGTCATCGTGCGAAGCTTGACGGTTCTTCAGATCCTGGCGCCGGAGATGTGGAATCTCCAGACCACCTAACCCATCTACCGTAGACGCGTACCGCTGAGAGAACTCCTGAAACGAGAAACTTCTGTGGCGGAGGATCTGTGCTGAGATGTCTCTTGTTGTGTTGATCTCTACGCAGGCACTCGCCATTTCAAACGGACTCCAATGATTATGATTAACAAGATACCTGAGTAGCTTCCCTGTTGTATCCAACGTCTGTTGGCCTTTGGGATTACTGACTCTTGCACAATACTCAATGGTGTGTTCTGCTGCTGGTGTGATCCAGATGAGGCGTACCTTAGAAGCGTTAGGAGATTCAAAGGGTTGTTTAATGTCGGGTGCCATTACGTTAGTAGAAACAGTTAATAGGAATAATAATATTATTTATATTGTTATTTTTCTTTCTATAACAGCTGTATCGTAATAGGTCGCTATGTATCACATTGCTACCTATCGCTATACATTCTTCCTTTAAAAATAATAAAAGAAGAATATTAATGTTAATATTATTATTAATATTATTAATTAAGATAATTAACAATATATCCAACAGTAGGCTTCGCATCTACTGTCTAATATATACCCCCTTAATCTTGTTTGTCGTTTCCCTTGGGGTCTTTGGCTGGAAATGTACAGGCGCTTCGCTACCTACATAGGAAAGGAAGAGAAAGATTTGTCATCCTCCCCTCCCTTCCGTGTCCATACCCCATACCCGTCCCTCTGGGTTGATAATGACGGGATGGTGTTTCTGGAAATCAGGGACTTCTAGAGAGGGAAGACCTTAAAGGGAGAGACCCCCCCCCTCTGTAGTCTCCCCCCTCCGTTGTCGCTGTTTCCACACCCAAGGAGCACCACTTCCCTGGGTAATAAAGAGCACCTTCTCTCGGGGCCAGTGGTAGCAAGGGGTTTCGGGGAAAAACGCTACCCATCAAATCCATGTAAAAATGGGTCCTTCTTCGTGGGTAATGGGCTCGTCAAAGGTGCTTCCCGCCACAAGCAAATCAGTCGCCAGGGTAGGGGCATTAAGGAACCCGTCAACCATGTTCGCCCATTGCTGTCGGGAATGGTCGATGGCCTGTTGTTGGGCGGAAATAGCGAGGACATCTTGAAAGTATTTGACCCCAAGAGCAAGCGCGTCAACCCGGTCATCATGCTTTACGGCCCCCTTTTCGCGGCACATGCGGGTAAGCTGGTACATGAGCATTCGGGGAAGCCGCTCTTCGGGGGCTTGGTCGGGGTTACTCCGGTAGTCCCAGTCAATGAGGCGTTGGTCGATGATCAATCTATGCTGGTTAAGGACGGGTTCCAGGGTGTCAATAATCCTGTCCTCTTTCCGGGTGGTGGCGCGAACCTCCTCAAAGTTCATACCGACCTTCATTTCCTGAGCATGTTTCTTCATCAGCTCCATGATGGCCCCATCACCGAAGTTAGACTCGATGAGGCAAGAGGTAGCACCGTATCGCTTTGCCCGTCGTAGGATCTCACAGAGGGTTTTATCAGAATAACCATCCTGACTAGCAAAAATGTCCCGAATGAAGAGGAACCCATTAATCTGTGAGAGAACTACGGCAACGGTCTCGTCTTTTCCTCGTCCGGACGGATCAACGGCCACAATGGTTTCCCCGTAACGGACAAACTCCGAAACCGCCTTAGGCCGGTGCCATCTATCTCCAGGGAGAGCAACAGCAGGCAGATCCAGCAGAGTCTCTTTGTCGGCACCCCAGACAAGATCAGACGGACCCTTTTCAAGATCAAGGGGAAGAACTGAGAAGTCACTAAGCTTGAGGGGGAACTTGAGGGCGTCACTAAGGCTGGTATCCAGCATGAATTGAAGCATGAAGTTTGAACGACTCATGCTTTGTTCCCGTTCAAGAAGGTTAATCTCCGAGAAGCGAGTATCTGTTGGGGTCCAGCTCAGGGTGTCGTGTCCCTGTGTGTCGATGTCCCCCTGGAGTTGCGGAGCAAGAATGTCTTCATACCCAACAAGGTTCTTTGGATACCGGGCAGGCCAGACAAAGGGGCGGTAGTTGCGTTCCCTAAGGGTTCGGTAGATGGTAAACGTGGTCTGAGGGGTTCCCAAAAACACGATACGGCTGTCCCCCTTGGGGGTCAACACTGATTCCCCTTCCGTCACGAGTTGAAGAAGCTTTTCGCGCATCATGTCGGTGGCGGAGTTTGAGGGAACCTCCACGTCATCAAAGACAATCAGGTCAGCACGAGAACCAGTAAGCTGGCCGGTAATGCCAACACTCTTTACGGATGGTGATTGGGCAGGGCGACACCCGGCAATATCGAAAGACACACGGCTCCACCGTTGATCATCATCCACTGGACGCATATGTGAAAGCCAATCACATTCAAGAATTAATTTTTGAATAAAGATTGTAAAGTCATCCGCCCTTTGTTTACTTGCGGATACAACAAGAATCTTCTTGTCTCTGTCATTCCAAAGTGTCCACAACACAAAGGCAGCAGCAATCCAAGACTTACCAAGACCACGAAACGCTTGGATCTGTAGTCGCTTGGGTCCGTTTTGAAGGTACTCCGCAATAGCAAGTTGAGCCCTTGTTGGCCGAGGCAGGTCTAGCGACTTCCATACAAGGGAAAGAAAAACAGGGAATGAACTTGAGATACGCTCCTCTATGGTCCTCTGAGGGGCCTCTGGTGTCTGTTTGGGCATAGGATACCTAAGATGGGGTGGAGGGGCCCTGTAGGGGCGTACAGGACCCGATTACGGCTATTTACGCTTCTTACTCTTTCCAGCTTTGGAAAGTGCAATGGCAATGGCTTGATTTTTTGGGTAGCCTTCCTTGGAAAGCTTGCTGATGTTTTTAGAAACGGCCTTTTGAGATTTCCCTTTACTAAGGGGCATAATTAACCACACTTCCAACGCTTAAGAGCAAGTGCCTTACGGGTTGGTTTCCCGCTTGGGGTTTTCATTGGTCCCTTGACACCACCCATGCGGGCACAGAAGGACCGTTTACGGGGGCCGCCTTCGGGCTGAGGGGCCTTTAGGTTACTACCAGTAGCAGCGTTATACTTGGCTCTGCCTTTGGCGGTAAGGCCCCCCTTTTTGGATTTCTCTCCACGTCCAAGGGACAAAGAAGGATTCTTTTTGGGGGCCATGATCTTACTTCATTTCGGTGGTGTATTTTTTACCACGCCAGGAGAAGGTCTTTTTCCCAGCCATGCGAGAAGCCTTAAACGCCTTGTCGAAGGAACCTTTGTCCATGCCACCTTGCGTCAGACGCTGGGGCACAGCAGGACCTTGACGGGGCTTATAGTCGCCACGCTTCATTGCGGCGGTGAGAGTACCTTTGGCAGCAGGGCGAGGGGACATAGCAGCCATAGCAGCCCCAGCAGGGCTCATCATGCTACGGATGGTTCCCAAGGTTGCAGCGGCCTTAGCAACAGGAGCCATACCACGACCCATGGTCACTTTAGGATTAGGCTTTTCATAAACCCCTCTGGCTCCAGAAGGCCGGGTATTTTCTGCGGAGGTGACTTTAGCTTTGCTGATACTCTGACGGCCACTGCGACCTTCGCTTTGAGCACGACCATCAGGGCGACGAGTGATGCCACTAGAAGTGGTCTTAGCAGCAGCACGATTCTTGCTGGCTTGGCTGGGCTTAGCACTAACTGGGCGAGGAGATTTGCCATCAGCACGTGGCCTGGTGTATCCAGTGCCTTTACCAACCGTAATAGGTTTCTTTTTAGCAGGCATAATCTTAGCCTTGGGTAATGGTAGCAACAGGCAGAGCAAACAGAGTGCCAGCGCCGATAAGGTTGCAAGTCAGAACATCACCAACGGTGTACCACTGGCCACCACGCACAAGGGTAGAAGCCGTCACAGCACCACCAGAAACGGTCAGGGTAGCAGTCGCACCATAGCCAGTACCGCCCACAAGAGCCACGTTGGTATAGGTGCCATTGGTATAACCAGACCCGTTAACACGGGTGCCGAAGGTAGCAATACAGCCGGTCTCGGCGCGGGTAGCAGTCCCAGTCACCTTTGCGGTAGGCAGGGTGGAGGGGTTGGTCCGTGCCCGACGAACGGTACGGATGGCAGTTTCAGCGGCATCCACAGTAGCGTTAAGGGCCACGGTGGTAGCAGCAGCGCCGTAAGAGGCGGCAATCGTGGTGGTGGTGGTCACGCCATCCGACACATTAGCGGTGGTATGAACTTTGTTCGTTTGTTGATTTTCATCACGCTTACCAGGGGCATTAGAGATGCCACCGTAAGTAGTCGAATCAGCAGTAGTAGACATGAGCTTTACTTAATAAAGAATAAGTTAACGTTAACTTGTAGTCCAGGACAGGACTTTGGAGAAATTAGAGTGGTCAAAACAGTCTTGACCAATCCACCAAGATAACCAGTGGTTCGAACCTTTGGACTGGTTACACTTGAGACAGGCAGGTACGACATTAGACGAAGTGTCATGTCCTCCTTTAGCTTTTGGATGAATATGATCCAAGGTAAGATTATCTTTAGATCCACAATAGACACACTGGTTATTCCAATGTTCCTTGATGGATCTACGCCACAATCTTTTAGCTTCGGAGGAAGTCATGGCCCTCAGGTTGTAAAGGTAATCGGAAGGGGCTTTCAGAACCATTAAAGGATCCTGTGTGGTTTACTTCTTCTTTTTGGGGAAGCCTGCTTTCATGTTTGCATATGCCTTAGGAGACACAGTGCTTTTGCTTTTGGGGCGACTGGTCCCAGCGGCCCGGCGCTTATTCATGTTGGCGTAGAGGCCAGGAGGCTTAGCGTTTCCTTTGTTCATTTTTTGGTACTCTTGCCGTTAGATCCGTTACGAGCGCGGTTTTTGACTGGCGATTCCTTTACTAAACGGCCACTCTTAGTGTGTGAAAGATCAGAGCCGCCCTTACCCATCATGCCACGTTTCCGTCGCGCATCAGCAAGTTCGGCTCGATACTTCCGATCCTTTGGGGACTTGTTTTCTTTTGTATCGTAAGCAAGTTTCTTTGCGTATGCTTCGGGGTTATTCCGATAATACGCAGCACTTCGCTTAGGGGTTGTTGCTTTTTTGGGTGCCATAGTTTTGATCTTTAAAGAATACTTCGTTTTCAAGGCGCTCAATCCTTGTGTTAGAAGCACTTACTCTTTCGACCAGCACCTCAACCGATTTAGCAATGTTATGTAGGGTAATTAAGTGCCAGCTAAATAAACCCAGGAAGGCGGTAGCCGCTAGGTTCCTGAGCATTGTGGACACTTCCCCATCGTCGTTATCGGATGGCCCTTTCGACATCCTCCATCTCCAATTCAAGACTATTAAAGAGGGTGGCAAGTGGAGAACCAAGCACGGGAACGCCTGTGATGTTGTTTTTAGCTAACCAATCCGTGGATGCTTTTAGATCCTGTGTAGTGGCGGTACCGGATTTGATTCGCATAATCAATTCATTAGTCACTAGTCCATGTAACTCGTTAAACGCTTCTTCGTTAGCTCTTTGGATGTTAGCCATAGTGTCCGTTAGTGTATAAATATTGTGCTGCTTTCAACAGCGTATCAGGATTATCAAAAAAATTACCTAATCCTGTATTACATGTTGAACACAGAAGACCACGAACTTCACCTGTTTTGTGGTTATGATCAACAACAAACCGTTTATGATGACAATTTGGAGTGTCAGTCCCACAAATCTTGCATCTACCACCTTGCTCTACGACCATTTGATCGTATTCTTCAATGGTTATGCCATATTTAGTTTTATAAAGGTAACTGCGATGCTTTTCTGGATTTTTTTCATAGCGTTTCTTTTGATCAATGCTTCTACAATTTTTGCAAATTGTTCTACGTTTTGGGTTACCAGAGGGATCTTTATAACTATGAAAATAATCTAAAGTTAGCAATAATTTACATTTGGTGCAAATTTTTTGGTCTTCTTGTGTCATTACATAGCCTATTTAGATGTCTGCAAACTGTGCAGATGGCTGTATGGTGTTAAAACTGTCATCTTAGACGGGGACACTAGTCAGCTCAAAGGGCTATGCGGCGGAAGGCGCGATATGTTCCGCCTTGTATTTTAGAGGAGTTAGCGCGATCTCCAGTACTAAAACTAATTGCCCCAAAGTTGGCTGCGCTTGTCTCATTCGATGAACTGTGAAATTGCGCTGTAAACGATTCCGCTGATGTGTTAAAAGCGGTTAAAGCGGTTTGAATTGGATAACCTGCTGTCCAATTACTTGCGCGACGTGGTACTGCGTAAATATTTACGCCTTGATTGACGTTGTTTGCTGTCGTTGTCGGCTTTAGATTAAAATAGGCAATATCTAGTTCATCTCTGGCTGGAAAATACCAATCAGTAAAGCCACCAATAGTTAATCCTACAATAAGTTGAGCGATAGGGTGCTCTGCAATACCTGCGGCGACCATGACAGCGGTGTTGGCTGCACCATCAAAGGTGCTGTTAGCGCCGGCTGTTGATGTTGCTGTCGTTTTCCACAATGCTGCAGGGTTTGAATAACCCGAGCCGCCTGCACCAGTCGCCCTAGGCGCCACGATCAGCGCATGGGTGGGGTTGCCGTCAGCAGTGTGGCTGATGTAGCCAGCAAAGAACCCACCACCAAATGGCTCGCCAATCACAGCAGGGATGTACTGCTTAGCAGAAATGAGCCAGCTCATGACCGCACCTCCGGTTGATTAGTGGCAGTGTCTAGGAGGTAAGTCATCCGTTCACTCCGTTGGGAAAGGGTTCGGTTGGTGGCGTGAAATTGGTGGTGTAGCGGGCGACGCCCTTGGTAATCCGGAGTTCGTCGATATAGCCGTTTAGATCAAGGTTATAGTTGACATATTTGCGTTCCGCCCCTATTCTTAGCGTGTTGGTGGATGACTCATTGGGTGCAAATGTATCGGTCGCAAGCGTCAAAGATTGGCCATTTACAAATAATCTGTTTGCTGAGCCCGAACGGGTATAAGCAACATGATACCATGTATTTAGCGACCAAGTAAAGCTTGCAGTTGAAAGAGTTGTATTGTAAAAACGCAACTGATTGTCTGTCATGTCAATAACTAACTGGTACCCAGAAACAGACGTACCATTGGTACCATAAGCAACAAGGCAGGCAACTCTTTTATTGTCACCATTAAGAGCTGGCAGCCCAGCAAGGTAGACCCAGCACTCAACAGTAAAGTCTCCACTGCCAAAATCAAGACTTGAGCTATTGGGAGCTGTCAAGTAGTCACCCGTCCCATCAAATGCAATACTCGCTCCGCCAAACTTGCTCTGAGCATTACTGATCTGCGCGTTTCCGATAGCCGTTACCGCCTTAGGGCTGGGGCTGTTATCGACAATGACGGTGCTGCCATTAGGCCCGTCACCATGCAGCAGCAGCGACACGCTGGAGTAGTTGGCATCCAGCGGAACATACTGCTGGCGTAGCACCACCTTCGCCCCAGTCGGCTTCTGGATGATGAGCGTCATACCTCCTCCGGCTGATTAGTGTCGTTGTCTACGACGGGTGCCACGTACGGGGTGCCGTCTGCGTTGAACTGTGGCGGGATGGGGCCGGTGTAGTAAGGGCCGACCTTGAGGTCTTGGCAGACCTTGACTGCCATTGCAGTCGCGTACTCGCTCACCACGTCCTCGGGCTGTTTGCCTTCGAGGGTGGCCGTGGCGATGATGCCGGGGGCCAGGGTGTCGTCAATTGTGATTTCGAACGTAGCCATGATGATTAACCAGCAGAGATTTTGAGGGTGTTGCCGTCGTTCCAGAGTTGACCGGCAACGGCAGGGTCAGAAGTGGGCAGGCCCGCAAACAGGATCGCCCCATTGGCCTTCAGCGTGATGCGCGTCGTGCCATCGGTCTGCAGCTCCATGTCACGGGCTGTACCGCCGTCTGCGCCTTTCTCGGTGCCAACCTTCAGGACGTTGGTATCCCACTGCAGCTTCGCCCGCTCAAAGTTGGTGGCGCTGGTGAAGGTGTTGTAGACGCGGGTGGTCTGGGCGTTGGTGCCGTTGCGTTGGGCGAGGGTGTTGGCGGCTTCGCGTAAGAGAAAAATATCCGAAGTACTATTACTTGAGGAAAAACTAAGAGAAGTCCCATTGGTTAATCTAAACTCGGCAGCATTAACAATCTGAGCGCGCCGTACGGTTCCACCAGCATTATTGGTAGTTTCAAAAAATAGATCGGTAGAAGTACCAGTTATATAAGTTAGATTGCTGCTAGAAAAGTATATTTTGTTGGACCCATCAATCCTGCAAGATGTTGTCCCATTCACCTGCAGATCCAGCAGGTTCCCGGCAAACCCACTCGCCGCATTAACGCCTAGGCCCGTGCCGCTGGTGCTCCAGGCGGTGGACGTGGCGCCGCTGGGCTCGATCAGGACCTGAGGCTTGGTGGTGGTGGCTGTGCCGCCTGTGAACCACGTGCCGGTGAAGACCTTGGCGGGACTGGAGGCCAGGCTGGTGTAGCTGTTGATCAGACGGCCAGCCAGCGTCACGCTGGTGCCGTCAAAGGTCATCGTGCTGACCCCGGCATAAGCGCCAGCGTTGTTGTAGACGAACTGCCCACTAGAGCCTGCAACTAAGCCAACGGTGCCAGTGGCATCCGGAAAGCTGATGGTGCGGTTGGCGGTTGGGGTGACGGTTTGCAGGGTAGTGGTATAAGTTCCCCCATCATTGAGGTTAACATCACCAGCAACCGTCATAACGTTGGTGGTTTTGTTCCAAGTCAGATCAGCATCCCCGCCAAGAGCAGTACCGCCATCATTGAATTGGATTTGAGTATCAGAACCACCAGGCGTTGCTCCAGCAGCACCAGGAATCCAGCTATCAGTAGCCGAATCATAGACCAAAGCATCTCCATCATTAGGAGGAGGAGTCAGGTCTACATCATTAAGGGACCCAATAGAGGGGCCACAAGTGTAACGTGTATCGTTAGCATCTCCAATGACGGTACTATACCAGCCATTAGAGCCATAAGTCCAGAGGGTATCATCCTCTGTATGAGTGTCCCCAATGTTGGGACTTGCCGGAAAGGCCATAGATTTAAAAAATAGGGTTTATTTTATGGATTTTGGTTGATTTTCCGAAAGGTCATGTACCATCCAGAACCATTACCCTCTACCATCCATCGTTTGGACCAGTTTTTCCAGGTATAGGGGACATATTTACCCCCAACACCGGGTTTAAGGTAGCCTCCATTGGCATTATCCATCTCTCCA